GATATACTTGAGCATGGCCAAGGCTAAGATTAATAAAAAACATATTCTTGCCAAACTTACGCTTATCCCTACAAAGGATAAGCGTTTATTTTATATGCGCGAAATGAAATTTTTAAATCTTTTATGTGAAAGATATTCATTAGAATTTATGAATATAGTGTCATTTGAAAAAAAATTCGATTCATTAGCTTATTTGGTTAGCGATAAATTAAAAAACGTTCTTGATAAAAAGTACAGAGCATTCAATTTTAAGATTGACTTATCAAAATATCAGACTTACAATATTGGAGATAAATCTGGAGAAGATTTAGAAATAAAACGACTAGTTAAAACAATTAAAGATTTTTTAAATGAATAAAAGCAAAACGAAAGAAAAAGAACCGATATCATCTCAAAATATTTTAGATTCATTTTTAAAATCAAATAAAAGCGATCATTATAATTTTGAAGATGAAATTACATATAAAGTATCTAGCGGGTCTCTTCAATTAGATTTGCAACTAGATGGCGGATTTGGTCCAGGACTTCATAGATTTGTTGGTATGAATGAAGGTGGAAAAACATCAGAGTCTTTAGAGATTGTTAAAAATTTCTTGAGAGACCTACCAGATACAAAGGCTTTTTATATCAAAGCTGAGGGTAGACTCTCTCCAGAAATGAGGGAAAGATCTGGCGTTAAGTTCGTTTTTTCGGCTGAAGAATGGGTGGTTGGCACATGTTTTGTTTTTGAAAGTAATATTTATGAAACAGTTGTTGATATTATGAGGGAACTCATTTCCAAAAATGATGAAAAAGTTAAATATTGCTTTTTGTTAGATTCTGTTGACGGATTAATCACTAGAGGAGATCTAGATAAAAGTTTTGAGGATAGTAATAAAGTAGCTGGTGGAGCGGTTATCGCTGCCAACTTTATGAAAAGATTATCAATTGCCTTGGCGAAAAGAGGCCACATGGCAATTTTTATTAGTCAAGTTAGGGCTGATATTAAGTTAGATCCATATACAAAAGCTCCAATTAGACAAACAAGTGCAACTGGTGGAAACGCACTGCTTCACTTTGCTAATTATATAATTGAATTTGAGGCAAGATATAAAGGAGATTTAATACTACAAGACCCAACCAACAAAACACCCGATATTCAAAAAAATCCAATTATTGGACATTTTGCAAAGGTGACTGTTAAAAAGTCACCAAATGAAAAAACAAATATGACTATTTCGTATCCAATTAGATATGGAAGAAAAAATGGAACTTCAATATGGATTGAAAAAGAAATTGTAGATTTGCTTTACGCATGGGAATTTATAGAAAAAAAAGGTTCTTGGATTAATCTATCCGACGAATTTAAAGAAATGCTAAATGAAAACGGATTTATCCTTTCCGATAAGATTCAAGGAGATTATAATTTATTTAAAATAATTGAAGACGATAAAAAATTATGTCAGTTTTTAACTGCTTATTTCAAATCAGCAATTTGCAATCAAAATTAATATGAAATTTATTGGTTTAGATGGAAGAGAGAAAAATCTCAAAAACGCTAAAAAGTATTTAATTGATTGGCAAAAGGATAGTAGAAGCAAACTTCAATTAAATGTAAAAAATTTTCTTCAGCCATATTGGAGTACTGATATTGTGTTTGAAGAATTTAGAATAGCTGGAACAAGATTAACGTTTGATTTTTATAATGCTAATAAAAAAATAGCTATCGAAGTCCAAGGGCAACAACACACAAAATATATAAAATTTTTCCATACCAATAGATTAAAATATTTACAACAACTAAAAAGAGATCATAAAAAGCTAGAGTTTTGTGAAAAAAACAATATAAAATTAATAGAGATATATCATACAGATGTTGTCTCAAAAGAATTTTTTGAAAATCAAGATATTTATTTATAATGAGTGAATTTGAACCATACGAACAACCTGAATTTAGCATACCAGAGAACTTAGTTAATAAGCTTTATGAATTTAGTGGCGATTCCGATAAATATAAAGGGGTAATTATCGCATGTGTAACTGAGAAGGGTCATCCATTAATTTACTCTAGATTTGATTCAATGATTACAGAGCTTGGGTTAAGAAAAGCGATGATGGATTTCTTGGAGAAGTCTGATGGAGATACTGAATGCATCTCAGATTAATCTTGATTTTGATATAGATACATGTTAATTTAGTAATAATGATATACAACTTTGAAATAGAGAAACAGTTTCTTGCTGGGCTAATTAAAGAGCCAGATAATTTTTCTCAAATTGCAAACTTTATAAGTGCATCTGATTTTTATTCAGATCAAAGCAATCTTCATAGCACTATTTTTACAATTATAAAACAAGCCATTGAAGCTGGCGATGCAATAGATGAAATCATCATTGCCCAAAGAGTGAATTCTATAGGGCTATCTTTTGAAGACAATGTAAACCCATCTGATTATATTAAATCCTTAGCTTTGAGGAAAGTACCATTTGGTAATTTAATTAAAACAGCTAAAGAATTAAAAAAATACTCCGTAAGAAGAGAAATATATAATTCCGCGCAAAATGTTTCAAAGACAATGAAAACAATTGCGCCAGAGTCGTCTTACAAACAGATAGTTGAATCTGCTGATGTTATATATAATTCAAAAATTAATTTATTTGAAATCGGAAACGATACACCAGAAAACATCTATGATGAAATGGAAAATATCGTAGAAGACAGAGGTAATAATCCAATCACTGAATTTGGTATGATGGGACCACATACTAAAGTAAATGAGATTTATGGTTCTCTATTAAGACCTGGAAATATCACTGTTATCGTTGCTAGATCTGGAGTTGGTAAAACACAGTTTTGCATGGATTACTCAACAAAGGTTAGTGCAAAATATAAAGTTCCAGTTCTGCATTTTGATAATGGAGAAATGAGTAAAGAAGAGCTTGTCATGAGGCAGTGTGCCGCACTATCTGGAGTACCAATGCATTTGATTGAAAGCGGCAAATGGAGACAAGCTGGCGAGGAAACTGTAAACAAAATTAGATCAGTTTGGAATAAGATTAAAGATCTAAAATTTTATTATTATAATGTTGGCGGCATGGACGTAGATTCAATGATTAATACCTTGAAAAGATTTTATTATTCTAAAGTTGGCAGAGGGAATAGCATGATATTTTCTTTTGACTACATCAAAACAACATCAGAAGCATCTAACAATAAAAATGAATGGCAAGTTGTTGGGGAAATGGTTGATAAATTTAAGAAGTGTATTCAAAAAGAAATTCTAGAAGATGGCAATCCAGTAATACCTATGATTACTTCCGTTCAGTCAAATAGAAGCGGAATCACCAATAATCGTAATTCACAAAATATCATTGACGACGAAAGCATCGTCTCTCTTTCTGATAGAATTACTCAATTCTGCTCTCATATGTTCATCTTGAGAAATAAAACATCAGATGAAATAGAGACAGAGGGAGCTAGATTTGGAACTCATAAATTAGTTAATGTAAAATCAAGACATCTTGGTCAGGATATTGCTGGCGCAGTTGAACCAGTCCGCATTAATGACACCTTAAGAAAAAACTTTATTAATCTTGAATTTAGAAACTTTAACATTAAAGAATGTGGAGATTTGAGAGATATTGCAAGAGCTTTAGAAGGAACAGAACTAGATGATGATAACGAAAATGATGAAATCCCAGACTTTGATAGATTCTAATAAAATTAAAGATATTTTAGAATCAATAGGATATCAGTTAATTGATTGCGGAAATCATTGGAGAACAAGTGCTTTATATAGAAATGGGGATAATAAAACTGCTGTTCAAATATATAAAAATACTGGTGTTTGGACTGATTTCGTAGACAATCAAGGACCAAAACCAATCGAAGCCTTAATAAAGCTAACATTAAAACATGATAAAAAACAATTAAATTCAATATTAAAAAATATTTTGAATGGAGAGGTAGTAGAATACACACCAAGAGAATTAATACAAATGGAAAACGTTTACCCGAATACAATTTTAGAAAGATTATTTCCAAATTATAACTTTTATAAGAACAGAAAAATCTCAGAAGAAACTCAAAAGTTTTTTAAGACTGGATTGGCTGGAGTTGGTCAAATGTACAGAAGAATGGTTTTTCCTATATATAATGAGCATGAACAGATCGTTGGATTTTCTGGCAGAAAAGTAGATGATAATAATGACTATCCAAAATGGAAGCATTTGGGAAAAAGAAGAAATTGGATTTATCCAGCTTATGTACCATCCGAAGACAATGTTGATAAGATTATTTCAGAAAAAAAAGAAGTCATCTTGGTTGAAAGCATAGGTGACTGCATGTCATTATTTGAACAAGGAATAAAAAATACACTTGTTACATTTGGTTTGGGTATAAACTCTAATATTATATCGTATTTAAGCAGCAAAGAAATTAATAAAATTATAATATCAAATAATAATGATTTTGAATCAAGTAAAAATCATGGACTTGTTTCATCTATAAAAACATTTATCGTTTTAAGTAAATTTTTTAACTTGGATCAACTTATAATAAAATTACCACCAAAACCATATAATGATTTTAATGCTGCACACGAAGAGGATTATGATTTTAATAATTGGATCAATGCCGAACTAGATCAAAGAAAACAATTAGAATTTATTATAGATTTCATAGAGAAAAATAGCGCCCATTTTAATATCAACGATATTAAAAAATTCAAAAAACTTTACAATGAGCAATTTTAAAACATCTCTTTCTGCGAGTAGAATAAAGACAGCGCAGTCATGCTCTTGGTTGTATTGGGCTAAATATCATCTTAAGATGCCAGATCCGAGTAATGATGGCGCTAAGAGAGGATCTATATGTCATTTAATATTTGAATTACTTGGCAATCCAAAAAGAAAAAAACATTTTAATTTAATTATTAAACAACAAGATATTTTTTGTGTTGAATCCATAAAGAGACTTGTTTTAAAACACGCCAAAAAAGAAGGTGTAGACGATGAAGATAATATCAATTTAATCAAAGAAATGACATTTAATGGTTTGTCTTATGATTTTTTTGGCAATCAAAATGCGACCCCATTCAAATCTTTGTCAGAACAATCTTTTGATATTGAAGAGGATGATGGATTAATTAAATATAAAATAAAAGGATTTATTGATAAGCTTTTTCTGTATAAAAATAAAAAATTCGCTCTAATTAGAGATTTTAAAAGCAGTAAGTCAGTTTTTTCTGGAAAAGAAATAACAGATAATATGCAAGACTTAATGTACAGTCTTGCGGTTAAAAAACTATTTCCAGAATTTCATAATAGAGAAAGCGAGTTTTTATTCCTTAAATTTGATTTAGATGAAGAGTCAAAAAATTCTGGTATCATAAGAATGAAACCCATTACAGATGAAGAGCTTTTTGGCTTTCAGGTGCAATTAACCGAAATACAAAAATATTTAGACAATTTTTCTGAAAAAGATGCTAAAAAAAACATGGCTCATTATAAAGGTTATCCATCAGATAAATCTTTTAGTGGGAAATTATTATGTGGTTTTGCATCCAAAAAAGGAGAACTCAAAAAAGATGGAACTAAAAAATGGAATTGCCCAATGAGGTTTGATTTTTTTTATTATCATATTTTTAATAAAAAAGGAGAATTTGTTTCATCGGTTATGGAAGAAGACTTTAAAGAAACTCTGGTTCCTGACGATGGCAGTTATGAGATGAAATATTACGCTGGTTGCCCAGCCTTTTCTTCTTGATTTTGTTGATTAATCATGCTACGATATATAGGTATGATACCTATTTTTAAATCTTGTTACTCCATAGGCAAGAGTATACTTACAATCGAAAAATCTGACGATTTGGATGGTCCAGATAGCATCATTAACATATGCAAAGAGAATGGTATTGATAGGCTTGTTCTAGTTGAAGACTGCATGACGGGCTTTATTAAAAGCCATAATTTATGCAAAGAAAACGATATGCAATTAATCTTTGGTTTGAGATTAACATGTTGCAATGATATTGATGAAGATTCAAATTTATCAAATCATAAAATTATCATCTTTGCAAAGAATGATAATGGTTGCACTTTATTAAATAAAATATCCACGTTTACATCCTTAGTCGGCAAAAATAAGATTGATTTTAATTATTTAAACTCTATTTGGACAAAGGACTTGGATTTAGTTATTCCATTTTACGACTCTTTTATATTTAATAATAGTATGTATTTAAACAACTGCATACCAGACTTTAACAAAATTAAACCATCATTTTTGATAGAGAGAAACGGTTTGCCATTTGATTCTTTGATTGAAGATCTTGTTTTAAAATTCACAAATTATGATAAAAAATATAATACTGTTTTATGTAAATCAATTTTCTATAAGAGTAGGAAAGATTATGAAGCTTTGCAGACTTACAAGATTCTATGCAATAGATCTTTTGGTAAAGTATCATCGCTATCTAATCCAAATTTAAATCATTTTGGTAGTAATGAATTTTGTTTTGAAAGTTATTTAGAAAATCATGAAAGAGAACTTACTAAGATTTAATAAGAAGCAGAGATATTTAATTTTTGACACAGAAACAGAGGGCTTGAATTTAATTAATTCTCGTCCCTGGCAAGTTGCTTGGATTCTGGCGGAAGGAGATAAAGTCTTAGAAAAACACGATCTTTATATAAGATGGGAAGATCTAAACATTTCTGATGAGGCGGCAAAAATTACTGGCTTCTCTAAACAAGCCTACGACAGGAGGAGTTTAGACCCCAAAGATGTCTTTGATAAATTCTCTAAATACCTAGAAGATGAAAATAATTTAATTATCGGTCAAAATCTTCTTGGGTTTGATGTTTATATGGTAAATATTTGGAGGAGAGAAATAGGTCTGCCTTCAGATTATTCATTCATTAATAGGATCATTGATACAAAATCTATTGCAACGGCAATAGCAAAAGAAATACCATTACAAAAGGAAAATTTATTAAGTTGGCAATATAGACTTTTAAATCACAAAGAAAGAGGTTTAAAAACATCTCAAGCTACTTTATTGAAAAAGTATGACATACCACACGATCCAAAAAGATTACATGACGCTATGTATGACATTGAGATGAATTTTAGAATCTTTAGAAAACAACTTTTTGATATTGAATTATGAAATTTGAAAACTACTCAAAATACGAAACACCTTTCCCAGTTGGCGTAAAATTACCAGAAATTAAAATCGATAAAAAGTATTATGACTATGTTGGTTGCGATCCTAACTCATCAAATTTTAATTTTTTAAGAAGACTTTGTTATAAAGGAGTAATCTTAAAGGGTATTGATAAGAAACATGATGTTAATAAGTATTACGAAAGATTAAAAGAGGAGCTAGACATTCTTAATGAATTAGGGTTTATTGATTACATTCTATTAAATTGGGACATTTTAAATTTCTGCAAAGAAACATCTATTCCAACTGGTGCTGGGCGCGGAAGTGCTGCAGGTTCTCTTGTTCTTTATGTAATTGGCGTAACTAACATTGACCCTATTCAATACGATCTTTTCTTTGAAAGATTTGTTTCCAAGAGTCGAGCCAAAAAAATAGAACACAATGGACAGATATATCTAGATGGGAGCTTATTGGCTGATATTGATAATGATATTAGTTATGATAGGCGAATGGAAGTGATTAATTATATCAATGAAAAATACAAAGGTCGAACTTCAAAGATTTTAACTTTAAATACGCTAAGTGGCAAACTTTGCATCAAAGAGTGTGGTAAAATAGTTTCGGAGCTTTCTGAGACACAGGTAAATGAAATTAGTGACTCCATTCCTAAAAAATTTGGTAAGGTTGCAAAATTAAAGGTTGCATATGAAGAGAGCGAGTTATTTAAAAAATATGCCGATAAATATAAAAGGGCATTTAGGGTGGCTAAAAAA